AATCAGTTGTTTTAGCTTTCTTTTCTAAATATGTATTAGTTTTATTTATTGCGTTTTCTTGTGCTTCTCGAATTTGATCAGCCAAGGTTGGAAAAACTTTTGTCCAATTAGAAATAGCACCAGTAATGAGGCCTAATGCACCGCCAATACCAGCAAGCCAAATATTACCAGTTGATGCACCAAAGCTTGCACCTTGTAAGACAGCACCTACAGTGCCAGCTAGACCGCCAGCCATACCCTTAGTATTAGCACCAAACGCGGACAAAGCTAAGCCGCCAACACTTAGTGCAGTTGAAATACCCATCTTATGTTTAGAAAGAGTCTGTCCTAAGCGGCCGCCAGACGCTTGAGTACCAGGTACGATCTCTCCCTGAGCTATACCAGATCTTGTTTTTTCGCCTTTTATAGCGCTGTGAGTCATACGATCCTGCATCAAATCATACTGTTGCGCGTTCTTTGTCCAAGCATCGGCGACTCGTTCCATTTCTTGCTGAGTTAAAGTTAAACGTGTATTTACTCCTTGAACCGCAGTTGAGTTCATTTTGGCTTGAATTTCTGCCTGCATAACAGCAAATTTCGCCTTCAATAAAGCAAATACATTTGTTACGACATTGGCTAATGAAGTAAAAGCTAAACCAAAATTAGCTATTGCCGCGATTGGAAGCCCCATAAAGGTTGGCATCATAGTAAAAGTTTTTACTATATTATTACCAATATCTAATGTTCTTTTATAAAGTCCTTCTAATCCGCTACTTGTATATAAACTTTGTAAACTAGTTTGTAATTGCTGAGTCTTAACCTCAATACTATCCATGGTCTTTAAAACTTGTAAAGTAGCAGCATCCTGAGAATTTGCAGCTTCTTCACTTAATTGAGAAAGACGATCATAGTTAGATACGAGGGCTAAGAAACGAGATTGCTGGCGGTTACCAGCCATTATAGTCGCAATATATCTCTGCGTATTAGTATCTATAGTATCCCATTTCTGTGCCAATTCCATAATAACATCATCGAAATCACGGAATTGTCCAGCAGTATCATGAATAGTAATACCGACAGTTTGTAATGCTTTGTCAACTCTGTTAAGGCTCATTGCTTCGCCTTCGCTATCTGTAATTGCGTTTGGATCGCTTGTCATTTCACCATAACGAGAAATGATAGATTTCATAGCAGAACCAATATTTTCAGCAGATTCACGAGTAGCTTCAATCATAACTGCCATCATCGCAGTTGTATTTTCAAAGCTAGATCCAACAGCTTCAGCAGAAGATGCTGTTTTACTCATTGCAGTTGCTAATTCACTAGTATCAGTTGCAGAAGCCGCGGCAATAGCAGAATAAACATCTACGACTTTTTGCGCATCACTCATTTCCATTTTGAAAGAACGAATAGCATTCGTCATATAGTCAGTCGCTGTTGCGTAATCAAGGCCAGAAATACGAGCCATTTTTAGAGTTTGTTCTGTTAACTTCATTACTTCAGCAGTTTGTAAACCCTGTTGATAATAAAGTTGAGAGACTTTATACACACCTGAAATTGAAGTACCATATTGGCGCGCCATCTTTGTGTAGCTATCCATCTGTCCCCACAAATCAGATTGCGTCATATCTGTAACAATAGCAATTTCAGTAATTGTTTTGTCTAATTCTTGCAATACAGAAATTACGTTTCTTATCGCATTACTAGTCATACGAACAACGGTATAAATACTAAACCAGCGTTGTACAACACCTTGTATTTTACCAATCATTTGTTCGCCAGCTTGGACTGTATCTAAAGCATTCTTATATTTTAGAGCTTCTTGAGTACTAATAGTAAATTGACTCGCAGAATCTCCGCTTTTATTACTGCTCTGTCTAAGATTAGTAACAAAAGTTTCTTTTCGTTCTTTAATAGCTTCTTCAAGATTAGCTATCCTAGCTTTTAAATTTTCATTTTCTTTTTCAAGGTTTTCTTTTATTGCATTTAATTGAGATCTTACATTTTCAACATCAGAAGCCATTTGTCCGGCCGCTTGACTATTTGTTTCAGCAGTACCTTTTTGAGCTAAAGCTTCGTTAACTCTTTGTTGTTGCTTGGTTATTTCGCCTAATAATTTAGTATATGCAGAATCAAGAGCTGCCGCTGTTTTTTGGTATGCAGCTTGTAAATCATTCGTAGATATAAGCTGCTTTATAGATCCAACTTGTGTATCTGTGAATTTGGTAGAAAAATTAGTAACAGTTTGTTCAAATTGTTGTTTAATTTGCTGAACAATTTCTGGCGGGAAAAGCTGCTTCATTAATGAAGTAGCGACCGCTTGCCCATTACCACCTTTCCCTTTATCTCCAAACAGACTGGAATAGATTTTACCTGCCGAAATTGTATCTTTGCCTAAAAAATTCTGAACTGAATCTTTTAACGCTACAATATGGTCCTTCAATGTTTCTGGAGTTAAGCCATTCAAGAAAACGGCGGCCATTTTTTCGGCGTCGGCACTATTACCCTGCAATAATGACGTTAAATTAGCCCGTAAAGACTCTCCAAGTTTTTGAAGCGGAGCTTGGTATTGATCAACTAAATTTCTTAATTGATCTTTAACATCATCTTTTTTAACTAAAGAATCATTTTGCAGTGAAGTTAGTTTTTCTTGTTGTTCAGCTACTTTTGCATTTGCTTTTTCTAATGCTTCACCAGTCGTTTCTACGGCTTTCGCTGCTTCATCCGCTTTTTGCTGAATAGCTTCAAAATACTGATCAGAAGTTTTTATATCTTCAGTCTTAACCCCTATTCTTTCAAAAGCATCAGCTAAATCTTTACTTCCAGTAATCGCATTATTGATACCATTAAATAAACTAGATTCAAGCTCTCCACTAAATTGCACTAATGAGTTGCTTAAATTATCAAGTTCTGCTTGTATTGGAGAAAAATCAACATTATCAACAGTTATTTGTTGCATCAATTCTGCAACTTTCTGAACCGCCATACCAGCTTGATTGGCCTTCTCTACGATGGCATCAATCTGACCTTCGCTTGTTGCACGTTGAGATAAGTTACGTCCTAAAGCTTTGACTTGTTTATTTGCATCATCAAATGCAGAAGTTAATTGCTTACCAATAGCAGAACCCGCATCTATATGTTGCAATGCTTGTTCCAATTGTTTTAAACTAGCTTGGTAACCAGTAACTTGCGCTTGAACATCAATTACAATACCTTGGCTCATTTTATCTCACGCTCCTTTTTCACATAAATAAAAAAAATAGCCACTTCCTTACAACTTGTTAGGAAGTGGCTTATATATCATCTATATCATTACTTAAACTAGTAACTTCTAGAATTAAACCTTTTTTATTCGATATTGTATTTTCCGGCATACCAATTATATTAAACACGGCAACAGTCGGATCAGCCCTTTCTCCCAAGCGTAAGCTAATATCACTCATCACTCTTACTTTCGGCATATAAATTAAATTCGTATAATTTATGCCGTCGTTTTCATCCTTGGTATAAAATTTTCCTTCCAAGGTGAACAATCCATTAAAACGCTCTTTTTGTATATTATAAATAAGTGCTTCATTCTCATATTCATAATAATAATCAACAATATATTGTTTTGTTGAATCCGCAAGTTTTGTCAATTCTTTGTCTTCATATACTTGCACGCAAGGGCGCTCTAAAGTAGGATCAAAGGGATCCATTTTCCCATGAATACGTTTGCCATAAACTTTCTTTTGTGCAACATCACGAGTATATTCATAAATAAATGTTTTTTTTCTATCAACGCCGACTGGCCAATTATCTAAAAATAATTGATGATCACTATCTAAATCATATGGGCCTTCTCTACGTGGAACTAAAATAGATTCTCCATGAGGCTTATCTGTTACATTCGCACTGAATAAAATTCCCATACTAATTTTAGACATCACGCCTTCAGTTAATGAAAATTGTACTTCAGATCGGTCTTCCCAAATAACATGCGGAAGATTTGCCCAACCTCCGCGCGCCATAATGGGAGCGCTTTGCTCCGTAAGCATTGCCATATTTACCTTTTCAAAATACAAAACAGGTTCTCCTTCTTCTAGATAACGAGAACCAAATTGCATCGGTACTTTAGCTTTGAGCATTACCTCATACAATTCTTTTACACCAAAATATTCATCAACCATTAGCTTCACCTACTTAAAAAAGGGTAGGGAAAAACTCCCTACCCTATTAAGCAACCACTAAATAATCAACATAACCAATATAGGCCCAGCCAATTTTGGCTATGCCAATTAAAGCATTTCAGCCCTCAGATCCAGAGCCTACAGAACCATAGTCGTTACCAGAATCACCGCTATCATTAGTAGCTAGAGCATAACGAACTAGCTTCATCATTTCGTTCTTACCATCTTCATTAGTAGAACGAAGAACCTGTAGCTGCATCTCAAAAGTAGAAGGATCGCCTTCAGCTTCTAGAGTAATGGTAACCTCGGATAGAACTTTGGCCTTACCAATAATGAACTGGAATGGTTCATCCTTACCAGTCTTCTCAGAACGCATGAATGTATCACCAACAACCTTATAGGTGCCAGGGAAAGTGTCAGGAGAAATGGTTACTTCAATAGCAGTTTCAGAAGCAGCATCAGAAGTAATAACCTCTTCCCAGAAAATACGAACGTGATCGCCATAAGCGGTAGCAACAGTCTTATTAGTAGTTACAGGTTCTGCACCGGAAGTATCAGTTACAGTACCAAGCATGGCAGGATTAACGAAGTTAATCGCCTTGCTGCCATCTAAAACGATAGGACTACCAGATTCAGTTTCAACAACTAGCTGGGTACGAGCGCCAGTAGTTAAATTAATTAAACGAATTGGATGCCCATAAGTTGCTTTAGGATGCATAGTAATACCAGTCAAGTGATCGGTAGGTAGTGGCATTACACCATTAGCCTTGCAAACAACTTCTTCAGTATGACGAACGATAACAGAGTCATCCGCCTTTGGACGCTTGATAGCGCCGCCGAGCATGAAACGTAGGGATTCAAGAGAAATTAGCGCGTCCTCAAGAGTTAGGTTAATTTCTTTACCATAGTCCCAAGAAATGAGACGAGGGTTGCCCCAACCACCATTTGCGCTAACATTTTCGGCAGTGGTTTCAATAGTAGATACCTTTAGGGTGTCTAGGAATAGCACGATATCGCCAGCGTATACACCAGCAGCAAGATCATCGTCTAGAGCTTCAAAATATACGTTAGCAACTTCTTTAATCAATTATGTTACGATTGTACCTGTATCAATCTCTTATGCTTTCACATAAGTTCAGACTATATCTTCTTCCGATTTCTCGGAGTCTCGCACAGGCGAAGCAGGATTTTCTTCGCTCATAGTCGTTGAGCCTTCTAAGTAATATTTCCATTTATATCCTCCTGCCGTTTTTCTATGTCCAGTTACACAACGTGTAATTGAACTACGACAGGTCCCAGTTTTTTCACTTGCTTCACGTTGGCTGTCATATACATTCAGCAAGTTACCTTGTAAATCATATTGAGCTACTTTAGTTTTTGAGGCTTCCGCGGCCAATGGCTGAACACGCTCAGCCCATTGTTGAACGCTTTTTAAACGATGAGCCCCAGTAAAACTATGTTTACTATTTTCAGAATACGTTACCCATTCTAAATTTGCAACATGATTATCATGTTTATTAAAATTTTTATGATTTACTACTGGTAGGTTGTCCGGATTACTAATAAAAGTTAAAGCTATTAATCTATGTACACGATATAATTTATCAGATAAAGTAGCAAGTAAATATCCATCTTTATCTAACCATTGAGAAACAATCTTATGTGTTTTTATTTCTCTTATTTGGCCATCGGTACTAGCTTCATAATTATTATCAACGGGAATCATTTTCCACATTATTATTCACTCCTTAGCTTGGTTGCTGATCATCCATTGTAATATCTCATTACTTTTTAAAGCATTCACATTCGCGCTTTCGCGCCGTGTTGTAGCAAATGAGCTTTAGGAACTTCCAGCAATTCACGAGATTTTCATTAAAAATTACTTTTTAATGCAGCATTAAAATATACCGTATTTATCAAAAATATTAACAGCCATAATAAGTTACCTCCTTAATTATGTTTTATCAGAGCTAGCAATGGAACGCATCCAATGTTTTAACTGATTTTTCTTTAATTTTGCTCCTGCTAGAGCAGCTTGATTATTTATATTAAACTGATCGCGCCAGCCCATACGCTTTAACTGGTCTTGAAGAGCATAATATGTAATGTTCCAAATATTTTCCATATTTAAACCGCAGTTATTAATAGTAATACTACCGACGAGGTCTGAAAACTTTAAGTCGTTCTTCTCTCTTGCCGCCTGTTTAGCTTTCGCTTTACGAACTTTTTCTCTATTCGCGCGCATTTGTAATTTTAATTTCACGGTCGCAGGTGGATCATCTGGATTAATGATTATTTCTTCGCCCTCTTGTTCTAAAAAATAGGCGCGCCGAATAATTTGCTGAAGCTCATAAAACTTATCCTCA